CCTGCGATATTACGATTAGCATATCCACCTATGCTCTTAATCTTATATCCGCTGTTTTCTAGCTCGTCTACGAATCCCTTAAAGTTAGCAGCATATTGTTGCGCTACGACATATTTCTTTTTTGATATAGGCGAAACCAGCTCGACCATTCCTGGAACACTAGAACGTTGTGCGTCGGGTGATGGCTCATTTCCTGTGGGTCCAGGAGCTGTTCCGCCGCCAGCTCCTGTTGTAGGAGTTGTTCCTGTTGGCGACTTAGTGAACATCGAAGCTATCGCACCAACAGCTCCACCAACTAAAGCGCCACCAATAGCCATGCGCTTAATCGCAGTTTTGTTGCGTTCTTCGCGAACTTTCATTATACGTTCACGTCTGTCGAGCAATTCTTTACGACGAACTGTGTCGCGCAGCTTTGCTCCAGATGCGGCTCTCGATGCACTTACCGCACGAGCTGCGGCACCACGCTTTGGTTTGACAACTGCACCTGCAGCTCGTGTGGGAGTCTTAGCGCCAGTAATAGCTTCGATTACTTTATCTTGCAGTTGTTCGTTTTGTTTAATCATCGACTGTACGATAGCGTGATGATTATCAACGATCTTACGTATAGCTAAGTCAATCTGACCAAATGCTTGCGGAATCTTTCTGACTAAACTGTCGTGCGTTCGCGCGAGCGCTCCCGAGCTAGAAACTATACGATTGAGCTCGCTGTTAACTGAGTTAAGATTCGGTTGTGATCTTGTTGATGGCTGAACTATGTTTTGACGAACACGCTCGACCATCTGATCTTTGCTGCGTAGCATATCAGCAATAAGCGGCGGAGCTGGAGCTCCATCCTTATCGACGATAGTTCCGCCGGGTCCATAGTAGAACTTTTGCTTTCCCAGCGCACCAGCTACATTAGTTAGACCTTTACGCTTTTTCTTTTGTTGCTTGACGACTGGAGGGTCAGCAGGAGTCGGCGGCTGCTGAGCGATGGCTGCAGCAGCTTGTTGTTTCGCCTTGTCACTTCCCTTTTCTAAAATGGCGCGAAGAATCTCTTCGTCATTTCTGTCAGCCATCTATTACCTTTTTTCTTGTTCCGACTTTAACTTCTCGATATAGTCAATCAGCATCTTGACGTAGATATCCCTCTCCCACGGAATCATACCATCTATGTCACTCAGTGAATATTTGTGGTACTGCATTAACGAAAAGTTAGTTTGGTAATAATTCGCAAGAGTATTATGAGAGAGGATCATTAAAAAAAATCAGCCATGCCCTCCAGCGTTACCGTATCTTCCTGACCACATCCTCTGCACTTATAGCTGAACGTATGGCGCAGCTTTGGCATAGTTTCAATGAACTCCATGATTTTACTGAACTGCGTATTATTCAGCGACTCAATGAAATCCAGAGAGTCTTGCAAGTTGTCTGGTTCATAAACGTTTTCTTCGTCATACACAGATAAGATACACTTAGCGAGCATCTCAATCTCGTTAGCTCCCTCAGTGACCATCTTAACGTCAGTCAGTGTGGGATAACGCATTTCAATACCGAGCTTATCGTCGATTTGAATCTTGTTAGTATGACCGTCTTTCTTTTCGACTTTGACCTGCTCTAGATTAATTTCTACAGGAGTGACAGCATCACACTCAAAGCCCTGATAGTTCTTACCACCAATATGTCGATATTCTAGCTTTACGATTTCCCCTACAGATTTTGCTCTGATATTAAGGAACACGTATTCTAAATCGAAGTACGGTAGATCATCTACTTTTACGTCGTCGATGATGCAAGCCGCGATTACGTTCTTGACTGCATCAATCATATCCAGCGGATCTTCTGATTGTGTAGCCATAAGCAATGCTTTTTCTTCTTTCACCAGGAATGGTCTATATTGAATTCGTTTCCCAGTTGATGGCAAGTTCAAAGAGAATTGCGGAGTAGCCAGTTTGGGTAGAGCCATATATTTACCTCAATAGTTTATTGTCCAAATGAACCAGGATTGTCTTGAATGAACTGATTAACAGTTTGATTTGTAGTAGTAGAAGCTCTTTGTACGCTGCGATTAGCCTTAAAGTCAGCCTGTGATCCAAAGTTCTTGTTGAACTCCGTAGCATAACGATAACGAATTTCTACTTGTAGCTTGGCATATCCTTCGTCAGTCCAAGCCATTTGAATATCATTTACTGCAACAGGAAACGCTTCGTGTAGAGTTACGGTGGTCTGCAGCTCGTATTCCGACCCTGCTGTGTTACCACTTGAATCTGCAAGCGGATACGAGTACTGTAGGATTTGAATGCGACCGATACCCTCGTCATAGTATCGTGTATCAAACAATCCAGCGAATCCTGTCGCGTCACCAGTACGATAGTGACCGACAAAGAAGTCCTGCCACTTCATAAACGCTTCGCGCTCGCGCATGTCCTTTGACAGAATGATAGTCATAGAAACTGGCTGTACGTTGAAGCGATACGGTATCGCGCGAACAGGACCGTTATAGTTCTGATCCAGAGTAACTAGAGTTCTACCTGGTAAATTCACAGATTCAATACGAAAGCGCATCCCGCCCTCTAAGCCGGAACGACCCAAAGCATTAGGTCGTATCTGCCCGCTACGGCTATAAGTTCCAGGTCCGCCTACAATAAATCCCTCGAAGTGAGATGTATGTGCGATGCTGCTCTTACTAATAGCCGAATTAAATTCTGCGATATTAAATGGCATTATTGAATCCTGTTACGACTGTCGCGATAGATACGCGATTTATTAGCGCCTACGAATCTATCAAGAGGCAGGAACAAAGCCATTTCCCATTCAGAGGGTTCAACATAGAAAAACTTAGATTTCACATTAGAAATAAGATAACGCTTGATACAAGGTCTGAAGAAACGATACTTCGTCGCTTGTGCGAGTATGTTATAGGATATGCGCAGTCGCGTCGTTTCATCGAGTTCTGGCGTTGATGCTGTTGCATATAGCGCATCCATAAGTCTAGCGCGCAACTGAAGCGGAAGGTAATGCAAATTAATTCCTAGGAACGAACCACGATTAGCGGCTAGCCCTGACGTTCGCGATGATCCAATAGGAAACACGAGCGGGAATCTATCGTAGTACGGCAACTTATCTTTCGTCTTAGGATCATACTGAAACAGATACATGCGACCAACCAACGGTCTCTGTGTCCAACGCGATGGATCACTACGAATCAGTCGTGTAGGAGGAACGGTTACGTTCCTTGCTTGATTGCGAAACCAGTTGCGCGAGTCGCGCTTCACTGATGGGGTTACGCCAGCGCGCATTCCCTGTTGAAGCATCCTATCGAAGACGTAGCTTACCATTAGATTCCTAATTCTTTCTCCGTCAACACGACGAATTCCCAGTTACGATCAGCACAATATTCTTTTGCTGCATTCCACTTAGATATATTTATACCGTATGTTGCAACTTCCTTTAGGTACTTCTTGGTGTGCTGACCCTTCGCTCTAGGTGCTGGCGGAACAGACTGTGATCGCGGTTTTATCTCGATCATTTTCGTAAGAACTTTACCATCCTTATCGCGCATGCGAATAATAAAGTCTGGAAAATATCTATGCCACTTACCGTCGAGCGGTGACTTGTAGGGAATGAACATTTCTTCAGATGACCACTGAATTATGTTTGGATTGGAGTCGAGATAACCCATGAAGCGAAGCTCCCACGAACTTCGATAAACGATGTTCGTGAAATCACCCTTATACTTCTGTGGATTGCGCGGTTGAAACTTGCCTCTATATGCTGCCATATGGCTATGTATTTCAATATAAATAAGATATAAGACGAAAGGAATACGAATGGCCATAGGTCTAGCTGCCCGCGGTATTGCTGCTATAGGATCAAGACTCCTTAGGAATAATAGAATCAGTGCCGGCATTAAAACAGCAGCCGTAATAGGTGCAGCTGCGGGTGGTGCTTTTATCGCTTCTTCATTAGGGACACCAAAAAGAGCAGACCCATATAAGGGCGCGTCTACATCGTTTCCAATCGAACTAGAAGAAATTGACCACTGGATCGAGTTTACCGCTGTAGAAACACAAGGTGCTGGCCTCAGTACTATTAATACTGCGTTGGGTACTAACCTAGCCTTTGGTAGCTCCGATATCGGAGGAACTATTCGTCTTCCTATGCCATCGAACCTTTCCACTGATTATAATCCAGACTACACTACGCAGGATTTGAATGGAGCTTTAGGTATGGCTCTGAAGCCTATCGAGCAGGGAATGTATGGTATCAACTCTATGGCGTCTTCTGCTGGCGGTGGTGTAGCACAGAGCGGATTGATGGGCGCACTCACTGCTGCAGCCGGCGGTGGATTAGCACAAGCAGCCACTACTGCAATCGCAAAACTTCCTGGAGTTGGAGAAGCAGGAGTAGCAGCTGCACTTAAAGTAGGTGCTGGTGTTGCTATGAATCCGCACAAGATCGTTTTGTTCACT